TCTCCAATATACAGCGAGTACATCTCCAGCCGACCCAGAGGCTTGAACCCCAGACAAAGCCAAAGACCTTGTACCAAGCCCCACCGTACCAACATTACCCACTGCTACGTTACCTGTCAACTCAAATTCTTTGCCCGGAGGCATTGTGCTAACCGCCCCGGAAGCCTCTACGCCCGACAAGGCAACGGAAAATGCAGAAGATGCCGTGCCAACTTCACCAGAACCCGCCACGCCTAACACCGCTACAGACGAGCTTGGAGTTACAGACGCAACCGCCCCAGATGCTACTACGCCCGACAGGGGGACGCCAACGCCGTTAACAATGCCATCAGCCGCAACGCCCGTCAAGGCGATAGAACGCTCTGCCCCAACAGACCCAACCACTCCAGATGCTGTTACACCTGTTAGAGACTCGGCTGCAAGTCTCTCAACAGACCCAACCGCTCCAGATGCAACTACACCTGTAAGAGCAACAGTAAGCGACGGGGCTACCGAGCCAACTTCACCTATGGCTACATCGCCGGATGTTGCATCCGACTCGTTGTAGATTACTACCCCAACTTCGCCAGAAGCCGCTACACCTGACAGAGCAACAGTGATGTCTTCTGTTACAGACCCAACATCCCCGGACGCAGACACGCCCGTCAGGGCAGCGGCGATTACAAGTTTATCAAGAGCCGCAAACGGGGCTTCTGCAAATGCGGATATACCAAACATGGTCTACGGCTTACGCCGCCTCCGCTTAGGTTGTTGCCAAACGAATTAACGCCGCTGAAGTTGTGTTTGCAGGCATGGTCAACGTAAAAGTACCCGCTGTGATGGTCTGCGAACCGAACGTGTGGACACTGATGGCCTTGTTGCCCTGAGTTGAGTTGTAAATCAGCACCGCATCAAAAGCCGTAGACAGTGTCACGGTGGTATAGACAATTGAAGCTGACGGCGTAAAAAACGCCACGCCAGCAGTTGCTGAAGTGTTAGTTGACGTTGGAGCCGTAGCGTTTGTTACCGTCACTCCGCCAGCCGTGTAGTTAGTGCCAGTAACTTCGCCTGTTGACGAGTACACAGTGGTTGAGGCATTGATGGTTGCTGATGACAAATACAGCGCCGCTTTGAGCGTGTCTGTAGTAGGGGAAGTCAAGCTACCGCGTGAGGTAAGCGATGCAGTACCAAGTTGATGCTCACCAAGCATAAGCTGGCTCATAAACGAAGTACACATTGATTGAGTGTTTGCCATGATATTTCCTTAAAAAGATGCCACTGAGCTAGTGGGCGTTACGGTTTTCTTCAACTGAACATGTGCGGATCGGTGTACAAGCTCTCCATCCAGCCAGTACTCAACCCATGAAGTGGTTTCATTGTCATTATCGACTGTACCCTCTCGCTTTTCAAGCAGAGATTCGTCCATGTCGCCTTTGGTTGTAAATACATTTGCCATTACACAATCCTTATAAGTGCTGACGTGCTTGTGTTAGCAGGCATCGTCACGGTGAAAGTTGAGGTTGAAGTTTTGTCGTTACCAAAGTCCAAAACACAAATTGCGCCATTTGCTCCGGCTTTGTAAATCAAAGCACCACGGGCGGTGATTGCTCCAGTCCATACTGGGGATGTAAAGGATACATACACAACACTACCGGAAGCCGTTACTTCAGAAGAAACTGTGGCAGTAACAACCTGCCCACCAGCAGCATAGTTTCCGCCCGTAGCCTCACCCACAGAAGTGTAGGCCGTGGTTGTCTCATCAAGTGTAGCTTCGTTTGTGTACAAGGCCAACCTGAACGTGTCGGTAGTCAAGTTAATTGACGCGTTAGCCAAGCCACTACGCAGGGTGTTGCAAGAGAAGTTGCCGGTAAAAGCCATTAGGTCACCGCCTGTCTATATTGACCAGAACGATACGCATCCTGACGCTCCATACCATCACCCAGACGTTTAGCCAACGCAAGTGCTTCTTTGTATTTCATGTCGTACCCAGAAATGATATCGGCCTCGCCCTTCATAAAGGTGTAAGCCTCAACCAATGCGCCATACAACAGAACGGTATCAAAATTGTCACCCAACCATGTTTGACCAGAGGCGACGGTGGTAATTGACTCTGGGTAGTAATAGTAATGCAACTCTACGTAATACGTGGCATCAGGTGTTGGGCCAACAATAAGAGAAAGCTCATTTGTGATTGCTGAATTGAGGATTGTTGGGCCAAACAAAGCATAGTATTTTGGCGCTCCTGTGTCATTTGGTGTTGGGTACGCTTGGCGGATGAAGTTTACATCCTTGTTCAGCAAATACTCATAAGTGCCAGTGTCCAAGTTAACAGGACTACCAGTAGCTCCCGTCACCAACGCTAGAGAATAAACAGACAAAAAATCATTTGGTAAAGATATGTACTTGTTGTTTGCAGTTATTGGAGAGTACTGATTCTTGCGAATAGACGGGAACTGCACTGAGTTGTATATACGTTGCTCAGCCTGCGTAATGAAAGTATTGATCTGCGTAGTCGCATTAACCGTACTTCCACTCGCAAGGTATACATCGGGGAACTGATTCTCCGTGTATGTCTGAATCGTGTTATACAACGTCGTGTAATTCATGCCATTGGGCCTCGTGCCATCAGACCCTTAGTAGCCGCACCAGTACCACGGACTTTGATGCCGTCGGTTTTGACAGGCTGATTACCAGCAAATTTACTGATGTTGCCAACGCTCATGTTGACCGTTTTGGATTCGCTGCGGTTTGGCAGTTTGCCGGGGTTGGGTTCAATACCAACGGCTTTGCCTTTCATGGTGTGGGGCTTGGCGTACACCATAGCGTTGCCAACTTCTTTGCCCATTCGTTTGTCGCTGAATTTAGCCATTATTTGCCTCGCTGATTTGCAACTTTAGCCATATTACGACCCATGCTCATCATCATCTCATTGGTCTTGCCGCCTTTGGCTAACTTTGTCATAGGCTTGCCGGGATGAAGTCTTTTCTCATGCTTATGCACGGCTCCAGCCATCATCTTTTTGTCCTGCTTCATGTCCGCTTTGTTCATTTTGAACTCCTAAGTTACGCTTACCGTTACTGTACCAATTTCTACCGCTAACACCAAGTTATTTGGTGTTAAAAGAGTGTCAAACCCGCTTGCACCACCAACTGGATTCCAACCCCATTGGAAGATCCGGCTACCGCCGCCCAACTCACCATCTGCCAATAAGCCCGAAATCACATAACTCCGGTCAGGGCGAGGATTTCTCAAAGCCTGTGGATCATCAACTGGGTACATACCCAATTGCAACTGAGGATGGTCTGGATCCCAGCACTCATGACAAACCAATAAGTTATATTCCTTTGTCTTAATGATCTCAGTCTTTAAAACCTTCAGTTGAAACCGCTGACCACAACGGTCACACTCAGCAATCGCATTCTTGCCAGAAGCAAACCGATTACTCACAATTACCTCCCAATGTAGGTCTGGCGAGGAACAAGTCGTAACGCGGCTTTCTCATGATCTTCGTATGCTGCCAGTTCCCAAGCTTCGTCATACTGTGCTTTTAACATTGGGATGCGTTCCATGCCGGTTGGTATCTTCCCAGCGATGTAGTACGACAGACCAGCCGCCATACAAGGAATAAAACGGAAAGGCACGTCCATGATGTTGACACCGCCGCCTGCGTCTTGGGTGCGACGTAGACGCCAATACACCAATTGATAGGTCTGGGAATTGTCTGGGGTAGGCCAAAGGGTGACTGCTGGGACTTGCTGCCAATAAACGGTAGCCGCAGCCGTATGCGCCGCTGCAATTGTGTTTTGCTGACCACGGAAACAGTTATACAAAGTTCCCGTGACAGCGTTTGTGTTCTGAGTGATATATCCGTAGTTGATGATCTCGTTGTCAATCTTTATAAACCCAGCTGCGGGTAAACCCGTAACGTCACTCAACACAATTGTGTCTGATGTACTTGTGATTGTTGTGGTTAACGTAGAAGCAACAGGGCTAGTCTGCCCGTTGTATCGTTGAATCCAAATCTGAATAGGTCTGGCTTGAGTAATTTTATTTGGAATCGTGGCGTAGGTAGAAACGCTAATCCTTGTGATGCTTAAGTCAGCTTGAGTTGCGGCTACGTTTGCACCTGTACGTATTACGTGTTCCAACAAATCAATAGTGTCGTCTGGCAAGGGGTAGGTATTCTGACCCGGCACCAAGTCAATCGTGCCAGTCTCAATCGTCCATAGGTTGATGCCACGGTTTGCCCAATCGGCAAACATGATGTTCAGGCTACGTCTGGCTGTGCGTAAGTCATAACCAGTGCGAAGCTCACTACCAGCGCGTTCAAACGCTTCCTCTACCAACTCGGTGAGGTCTAGGTTGAAACTTACTGCGCCGGAAGTGTTTGCCATTATCTAAATCCTGCCGTTTTCTTTGCCACTTTGGGTGGTTGTTTTACGAATTGTTTGCCTTTAGCTTTGCCAGCACGTTTTGCGCGTGTTGTCGCAGCATACTCAGAAGGGCTGAGACTTTTGATCGCAGCTTCAGGAAGATATCTTTCACCTGTGTCAGAAGATTTTTTACCACTTTTGGTTCTCCATTTTTGATCGCCCCAGTTTTTTAGGGATTGCTGAGGCTTTTTAATCACGATACCCGCCGCCAGCAGCCTTGTACCGTTTAGCCATGACCTGCGCTTTTCTCGCGCTCCATTGCCCTGCACCCGTACCTACGATTGCCGCAGCTTTGACGCTGTTGAAGATACGTTTGCGTAACTCAGGCTTGGTGTAATTGCCAGCTTCATTTACTTTGGATTTTGTTTTGCCACCCTCAGCATACATATCCACATCCTGTGGCTTGTCCTTGCGGTGAATGACCTTCTTCCCCGGCATCTTTTTGGGGTTGATTGCTCCCATGCCGCGAGAAGACATCATACAAACCGTCCTTTGGTTTTGCCCTTGGTACAGCAGCCATCAGCACGACTGGAAGCTGTCATACCACCTTTAGCAAATGCTTTGCCCATTTCCGTCTTGGTAGTGGGCGCAGTCTTTCTTTTTTGATAATCTTCCTCGTCTTTTGTTTCTTGCATAGACTGCTTTTGACCTGCGGTCATTGAATCTTCTTTGCCACGAGACTCACGTTTGATTTCGGCGGGGGCTTCACGCCTCAACTTATCCCGATCCTCAGCTTTTTGCAGTGCCATATAGCCGGGAGTAAGAACAGTGGCGGCTACTCCAGCCCCCGCAATTTTGGGGGCTAATCCACTTCTACCGCTACCGCCACCAGACCCACCACCTTCAAGTGGGTTCAGGTCGTTATAGTGCCTTGAGTGTCTTCCCATGATTTTTCCTTAGCAGATCTTTCCGCGTGTCTTACCCTTAGTGGCGATGCCATCTGCACGGCTGGAAGCGGATGACCCTTTGGACACCATACCACCGCGCTTCATGCCTGAAGCTGCTTTTTTAGCTCTTTCTCGTCCCTCAAGAGTAAATGTGTCGTTCAAGTAGCCACCGACTCCTGAAGTAACCTTGTCGTACAAGGCTTGGCGATTTGCTGCCGCCTCTTCGGAGGTAGGTACTCTACCGCTGCTTTTTGCAGGGGTGGCGGCTGGAGGAGTTGGTTTAACAGAACTGCGCCCCTCGTTGCTGTAGTTTGGATTTTTGGCTACGGTAGAAGAACTGCGACCTTCATTGCCATAGTTTGGATTTTTGGCTACGGTAGAAGAACTGCGACCTTCATTGCCATAGTTTGGATTTTTGGCTGAAGTGGAAGATTTGACCTTGGGTTCTACCGCAGGTGTTAGCGATTTTGGTGGGAGAACACCTTGACTAGGCGCTTTGTCGTTTGATGCTGCTTTAGGCGCTGTAATTGCGCTTAATACATCGGCTTGCACATTACTCTTTGTGTCTGCTGGGGCTTTTGCCATGTAGCCAGCCATTGTGCGGCGTGGCTCTTCCTCAACAGGCTTGCGCGCCTTCAAGCGCTCAGTTTCATCACCTGTGTCGGTTTTGCTTGAGTCGCCTTTGTTGCGCATGGCATAAGCCAAACCTGCGAGGCCAGCTAATGCCGCTATATCTCTTGCTTTTGCCATGATTTACTCCTTAGCAGGCTTTGCCGCCCATGTTCATCTTAATCATCTTGCCTTTGGTTTTACCCTTGGCCTCGACACCACCACCTTTGGCCATTTTCTTCATGCCGTCTTTGGCAGTGTCCATGCCTTTTTTCATCACAGGTTTACCCATCTTAGAGGGCATTTCTGATTTGGCTCCAGCTTTTTTCTTAGCTATCATTGCCATAAAACCGGGGTTCATTTTCGTTGCCATAGTTCCACCTTCTTTAAAAAGTTCTGCCTTACCTTGATTGGTTTTGGGGTTGTTAACTGTTTGTCGATCTGCTCGGGTTGCAACTGATCGGTCTTTACCAAACTTCATGCCTTTGCTGGCCTCACTGAAATCTTTACCTACAGCTTTAGGTACTCCAACTTTCTTTGCAAATGCTGGATTGTGAGCCACAGCATCCATAAAGGTCTTTTGCTTTTTACTCGTTGCTGGCATCGTCGTCTTTCTTTTTACGGAATAACGCAGAAAACTCTTTGCCTGTGGCCATTTCGTA